GGCGCAACTTTCTGTCTTTGTCTGGGTATTCTTGATTTCGTCGGGCAAATTCATGCTCGGCAAATTGCTTGTTCTCAAACAACCCCGCCGGGCCGTGCAACCAAATTAACCACGCCACCGGCTCCTGCTTTACAGAGCTTCGCTCTTGCTCTGCTTGCTCGATGGCGGTGCGGAGGGCTTTTGCTATTTCCTTAAAAGGAATTTTTGGATTTGGTGCGAAATCGTTTGTCATCCAATCCAACGCCCCCAACGCCAATTTCATCGCTTGACTTTGATTTACCACGGTGCATCTCCTACTTGTTCACGTTGCTGGCGCTGGTATGCGGCCTCTTGCTGGGGTGTCCACGGCACGGGGCCAGTGGGTGGTGGGAATGGCCAAGTCATGGCTGGCTCCTTTCGGGCGTGGCCAACGCGGCTTGGCGTTGGTTCTTGAATGAGGCAGAGCGCCGGTCACCGCCGGGCTGCAGGATCTCGTTTAGGGTCTCCAGCGTGGTGAACCGCAGGCCGCAGGCCTTGCACTCGTAGCGTCGGCGTGAGCCGCCCGAGTCGCGCTCGCGTACCTCAAGGCAGTGCACCCGGGTTTGGCAGTTGTAGCACTTCATTTCGTTTCTCCTGTGATTGTGGCCACCGCTTGGGCGATCAGCTTACTCACTTCATCCCACTCCTCGACAGTAAACAGGCTCATGTGGAGCTCACCTATTTGCGCCTCATCATGCGTGGCACCGACACCTTTGTCCGGCATTGATACGGTCGTCAGATAAAAGTCGTCGTCCATGTAGATGGAGACCTCGGTTACCTTTGCTTTGAATCTGCTCATACGCCGCCACCCAAAAAGAATTTGATATCTTCGTACACGCCGTTGCGGGCGCTGTTGTCAGCTTCGTATTTGGTCCACCCTGCATAGCGCATTTCTGTTTCGGCGCGGCGCAGTAATGCCAGCGCACGGTCGTTGTCACGACATACTGCATCGTGGATGTTTAGGTACGGACAGTCGCACTCAACCCCCACTGGATTCTGATTCATGTTGTGATCTCCACTCATTTCTCATATCTCCCTGATATAACTTCATTTTGTAGGATCGCAGCTTCCCACTGCACTTCCATGTTGGTGATGTTGGCGGCGTACTTGCATCGGCTACCGTCTTTCTTGCGGACAACCACGAGCACCTGCTCGTCAGGCTCAGTCTCATCAAGCGCACAGGTCAGTGCAGCAGTGGCGTTCCACTTTGAGTTTAGTGGTTCAATCTTGCTCATTTCATTTCTCCTCTTGCTCGGATGGCGGCTTCAAGATCAACAGGGCCGCCGTACGTTGCAACCAAATCAATAATCGCATCTCGTTCCTCTTCAATGGCTTTACGTGCAATGTCAATAGCATGAACGGCGAACTCTTTGCGCTCTTGCTCAACTGCTGCTGCGGCGACCCGCGAAGCAACAAGGGCGGCGAAGCGTTCGTGAAACAGGTCAAGGTCAAACGTGTTCGGCGGCAATTCTTTTGCAACCTGTTCTCGCGCCTCCCGCGACATGCGGATGATGTCTTGCTTATCCATGTTTGCTCCCTCACAGTTCGCACCAAAAGCCAAACAACACCTTCTGCGCTTGCTCAAGGCGGCGCTCTGGCAGGCCGGTCTCTTCGATGTAGGAGCTGAGGTTGCACTCGATGTCAAACGCGAGGGCCTTGGCTTCCTCGGGGAAGTCGTTGTGCAGCTGGCGCAGGAAGAAACCGCCGTTGCGCACGCGGTCGCCTTTCCATGCTGGGTGCTCGCCGCGAATGATGGCTGCGAACTCTTGGATAGTTTCGAGGTGTTGCATGATCTTGTCCTTGGATGTGAACCCGGCAGCACCGCGCTGCCGAGGGTTCGATTACAGCACACTAGATGACAGAAATGTCAAATAGTTGATTCGGTGTTGTCACGCTGCAACATTTCCGGGTTCTTGCGCAGCCAGATCAGCTGCTTGATCGCGTCTCGTTGATCCTCAAGGTCTTCGATCCGGTCTTCGTAGTACTGGATGCGCTCCTTGTGCTTTTTGATCCGGGCCAGTGCTCGGGCTTGGCGGCTTTGGCTCTCGCCGGACTGCAGGCGTGCGTACTGGCGTGGGCTCAGGAACTCGGGAGGTTTGGCCTTCTCATAGGAGGTGCGGGCGATGTCCAGCTGCGCCTCGTTTTGCTCAAGGCGGATGGTCGCGTAGTTGATGGCTGCGAACAGTCGGGCCTGCTCGTCCTCCAGCTGCATCAGGCTCATCGGCTTGGCCGCGATGTCGGCGTCTGGCTGCAGGCAGTTGCTGTCGCTGAACTTGGCGCGAGAGGGTTTCGGCGGCTGGTCTTGGCTCTCTGCGCGCTCGCGTTCACGCTTTTCAAGCCGACGCTGGTGGAGTATGGAGGCTTGCTCCTTGGCTTTGCGCTGCAGTTCCTCCCCTTCGGCCACCATGTCGCCGGGGACTGGCTCGTAGCCAAGCGGGGCGTCTTCGTGCAGGCGCAGGTCTTGCTGCGAGTGCTCCACAAGGAGGCCAAAGTATCGGGCCGTGCGGCGCTTACGATAGGCGCGCTGCGACTCACGGCGGCGAGCGGCTCGTTCTTCCGGCGTGGTGTTGGTGAACGGGATGCGGCCGCCGACTGTCAGGCCGAGGTAGGTGATCGCCCAAAGATCGCCCGGTTCTTCGGGGATGTCGAGGCGCCAGCAAGGCAGCTCTTCGCCGCCAAAGGTCTCGGAGTACTCGCGGCGTAGCCGGGACAAGGTGACGTGGATGGATTGGCGCTGGATGTCTTCCAACGGCACGTAGATGGTTTGGCCTTCGGTCATGCGCTGGATGCGCTGCGCAAATGAGGCGGGGTCGGGTTGACGCGACATGGCGGGATTCCTTGAGGTTGTTGCGAAGCCCTAAGCATACCACTTTGTTTATAGCGGGATAAAAAGGCTCAAGAATTTACGCCAGTAAAGGCCTATGGAGAAGTGAAGGGGGAGGACTTAGGCGATGGGGTGCTTGTCGTGTTGGCGAGTACTGAGTCTAAGTACTTGACATTTTCAGTTCACGTGCGCGTTATATAAATTCATTAGCTTAGTAGCAGCCCTTCACTTCTCCATAGGGGTTAACCGGCGTAAATTCTTGAGGGTTTTTATGCAGGACTTAGCTTAGGGTATGCGGCAGGTCGGTTAATTCGGGATCGTCGGGGATTCGGCGGTTCGCGATTAGCTGGGCATCAGCCAGTGTGCGGACAATGGCAGGCTGGAAGGCATGGCCGTAGGTCGGCAAGTCGTAAAATGTCCACATCGTTTTGACATAGGAGAGAGGCCGATGGCCGGGACTACGAAGAAGAGGCTGGACGTGGCGAGACTGCAGACAGAAGAGGGCCTCGTTGATTTGGTTGTGAGCATGGCAGAGTCGGGAAGTCCGATAGCTCGTATCTGTGAGGCTACGGGATTGAGCAAGCAGGCACTGTATGCGTGGCAAGATTCCTCGCCGGAGCACGCCGAGCTCTTTGCGCGCGCCCGCGCTCGTGCTGCCCATGACCTAGTCGACGAGACGCTGGCCATCGCAGACGAGGCGGATCCCGAGGAGACCCAGAAGGCGAAGCTCCGCATACAGGCACGCCAATGGGCCGCAGAGCGCTGGAACCGCAAGGACTATGGCCAAGCCAAGGCCGAGGTGGCGATCAGCATCAGCGGGCTGCATATCGAGGCTCTGAAGCGCCGACATGCGGGCGATGCGCAGGACGTCATGGACGTGGAGCCGAAGCCAGCGAGCCAGCTGTCGCACGCGCCTACGCCTGAAGAGCTGGACGAGCTGTGATCTGTGGATAACAGGACATGCGCATCAACGTACGCCAGCTCAGGCGACTTAACATAATGCCCGTTGTGTAAAGTCGACCGTCGTTTGTAAGGTTGGTGTAAGGTTCAGAAGCTGTGGACATCCTGTGGATAACTCGGGCAGTCGGCCGCGACCCCCACCCGGGGGGCGCTGGGGCCCCGCAGGGGCGGCATGGCAAGGCCCCTATACGCACACCCGCATCCCCGAGAAAAAAAAATTAGGACTTGCCCAAGACCCGAAGACCCGACTGTCCCGCCTCCCCGAAAAAAAATTTTGGGAATATCCAAAAATCGGGCCCTGCCCCTCACGTGCGACAATCGGCAGGTCGAAAGGAACCACATGACAAAAAAGTCAAAGTCCCCAAAGCGCGCCCAGCCGGTATGCGTTTCCTCCGTGATCTGGGAAAGCCCTTCGGCGATCTACGCCGTCGACAACGAAGCCGCACGCGATCAGATCCTGCGCCGCCATGACGTGCCGCCGGTGGAGTGGATGCACTACCTGACGCGCCCGGACAACGAAGGCGCCCAGCCAGCCATCGCCGAGGTGCAGTATTACGACGGCGGCGCTTTGTGCATCGTGTGCTTCGGGCCGGAAATGTTCAAGGTGCCCGGCCTGCACGTCAACGCCATGTTGACCATCACGCACGAAGCCGTCCACGTCTTCCAGCGGATCTGCGAGCTGCTTGGCGAAGAAGCCCCCGGCCATGAGGTGGAGGCCTACGCCATCGAGCGCATCACACAAAACCTGATTGACGCGTACATGACGCTGCAAGACCGGCGCGTGCGCATCGAACTTCAAGAGCACCTAGACGCCAACACGCCGACGCAAGAAGAGGCCGCAGCATGAGCCAAACCAACGAGTTCGACGATTTCCTTGAGCGGTACTACGACAGGCCTGATCTCTTTGTGCGCGAGGTGCTGGGCCAGACGCCCGAGCCGTGGCAGGACGAGGCGCTGGGCGCCATGGCCACAGGCGAGCGCCGGATCTCCATCAGGTCGGCCCACGGCGTGGGTAAGTCGACATTCGCCAGCTGGGCCTCGATCTGGTGGGCCACAACCCGATACACCGTGAAGGTGGTCATCACTGCGCCAACGAGCAGCCAGCTGTACGACGCCCTGTTTGCCGAACTCAAGGCCCAGATGCGCAAGATGCCCGAGGGCTTGCTCAACCTGTTCGAGATCAAGCAAGACCGTATCGAACTGAAGTCCGCACCGACCGAAGTGTTCATCTCGGCCAGAACGAGCCGCGCTGAGCAGCCCGAAGCCATGCAGGGGGTGCACGCCGAGTTTGTGCTGCTGATTGCCGACGAGGCCTCTGGCGTGCCCGAGGCAGTGTTTGAGGCGGCTGTGGGCTCGATGTCTGGCCACAACGCCGTCACTCTGCTTTTGGGCAACCCCACGCAGTCCAGCGGCCTGTTCTACGACACGCACAACCGACTCAAGGATGAGTGGTGGACGAAGCGCGTATCGGCCTTTGACGTGCCAAACCGAGTGTCGGCAGACTTCATCAAGGAAGTGGCCCAGACCTACGGCGAGAACTCCAACGCGTACCGCATCCGTGTGCTGGGCGAGTTCCCGCTGGCCGACGACGACTCGATCATCCCGATGAGCTTGCTGGAGGCAGCCAAGGTGCGCGAGATCACGGTCAACCCCTCGGCCTTGGTGGTTTGGGGCCTTGACGTGGCGCGCTTCGGATCCGACCGCACGGTCTTGACAAAGCGCCGGGCTACCCGACTGATCGAGCCGCAAAAAGTCAAGCGCAACCTCGACACGATGCAGGTGGTCGGCTTCGTGGTCAACGAGTGGAACGAGACCCTGCCCCAGCACCGGCCCGTCGAGATCATGGTCGACTCCATTGGTTTGGGCGCTGGCGTGGCCGATCGGCTGCGCGAGATGGGCCTACCGGCCAAGGACGTGAACGTCAGCGAGTCCCCTGCCTTTGGCGAGAAGTACATGAACCTTCGAGCCGAACTCTGGTTCCGGGGCAAGGAATGGCTGGAGAAGCGCAACTGTTCCCTGCAGGACGCCGACAGCCGTCTAATCGACGAGCTGGCGATGGTCAAGTACAATTTCACATCAAACGGCAAAATCAAGGTCGAGTCCAAGGACGACATCAAGAAACGCACGCGAGACAAGAGCAGCCCCGACTTGGCGGACTCCTTTCTCCTGACCTTTGCCGGAGAGCAGGGTGTGCAAGTAGCTTCGGCTGGTGCGCACAAGCACAGCTGGAACAAGCCGCTGCGCCGCAACTTTTCACGGCACACCTAAGAGGCCCACATGGACAAAGACTTCGACAGCAAAGATGAGACCTATCTGGTTGAGGACGACGAGGGCGCCAGCCCCACCCCAGACGATAAGCTGCCTGAAGGGCTGGCTGAAGCGCTTGCTGCCGAAGTTACCGACGCCGTAGCCTACGTCGAGGAAGCCTTCTCGGACGTCCAAGCGGACATGACCGAGTTCTACCGGGGCGAGCTGCCCGGCGTCACCGAAGACGACATCAAGGACAACCGCTCGGACTTCGTGAGCCGGGACGTGCACGATGCCGTCGCGGCCTACATGCCCGACATGATGCGCGTGTTCACCGGGCCCGAGCACGTGCTGGAGTTCCGTGCCAACGGCGAGGCCGACGAGGCTTATGTCGAGCAAGCCACTGCCGCAGTGCGCAACATCTTCGAGAACGAAAACGACGCG